TCGCCTACCAGGCGAAAAACAAAGTCGACTACGCCACCGCGGTGCAAGCCGTGGGCGGCGCCTGATCAACCGCAGCTTACGCACACACGCCGGAGGAGTTCTCCACCATGTCTCAGCAAGCCCGCAGCATTTTCAGTATCTCGTTTCCCGTTGCACCCGGAGTGGTCACCGTGTTTCGCGGCGTCGACTACGCGGGCGCGCAAGCCACGGTCCAGGGCCAGAAGATCGCGGGCATCGCCAACCGCGGCGCGGCCTCCGGCGCGGGCTACGAGGCCACCAAGCTGGGCAGCGCGATCGTCGAGGCGGGCGCCGCGTTCGCCGTCGGCGCCTCGCTCATCATGGACGCGCAGGGCCGCGCGATCGCCTCGACCGGCGCGCTGAACGTCAAGGCCGGCGCAACCGCGATGACCTCGACCGCTGCCAACGGCGCGGGCGTGCTTGGAGGCGGCGACCCGCCGGAGTACGTTTTCGCCGACGCGCTGCAGGCGGCCGCGCAAGCCGGCGACCTCGTCGAAGTGATGATGCGCTAACGCGCCTCCGACCCGCACCGCACACACCAAACTTTTGTCACACAGGAGCATCAAGCCCATGTTTGCCCAAACCCGTAACCTCTTCGCCTCCGGGCTCGCCGCGCTCGCGTTTCGCATGCCCGCGCGTCTGGACTTTCTGCGCCTGAGCATCGTCGCTTGCCTGCTCGTATGCGCGCTGGCCTCGGCGCTGTTCGGCGTCACCGACCCCAAGCACCTCGCCTACATCGGCATGGCCGGCATCCTCACCAACGCCGGCGCGCGCGTGATCGATCCGATCCTGACCACGGTCGCGCAAGGCTACCGCAACGCGGCGCTCGTCGGGAACACGCTGTTTCCGGCCGTGCCGGTGTTGGTCTCCGGCGGCCAGATCATCGAGTTTGGCAAAGAGGCGTTCTACAAGTACAACCTACGCCGCACGCCGGGCGGCGCAGTGAAACGCTTGCAGTTCGGCTACGCGGGCAAGCCCTTCGCGCTCGTGCAGGACTCGGCCGAAGGCCAGGTGCCGCGCGAACACTTGCGCGACGCCTCGATCGTGCCCGGCATCAACCTGGGCACGCGAGCGGTCAACACGACCATGAAGATCATGCAGACCTCTCTCGAACTCGACCAAGCGGCGCTCGCAACAGCGGCGGGTAACTACGACGGTGCCCACAAGGTCACCCTGGCCGGCGCAACCAAGTGGTCCGCCGGCACCGGCACGCCGACCGCGGACATCAACACGGCGCGCGAGGCGATCCGCGCCTCGATCGGCGTCTACCCGAACGTGGCGCTGCTCTCGGCTGTCGCGTTCAACGCCGCGATCAACAATCCGAACATCACGGCCCGCTTTCAGTACACGACCGCGCAATCGATCACCGAGGACATGCTCGCGAAGCTCTGGAACGTGGACAAGGTTGTCGTCGGCAAGGCGCTCACCATGACCGACGCGGGCGTCGCCTCGGACATCTGGGGCAACAACGCGATCCTCGCGTATACGAATCTGGGCAGCGAGAACATGGAAGAGCCCTCGTTCGGCTACACCTACACGATGGAGGGCAACCCGGTGGTCGAGCAGGTGTACTGGGACCCGGCCACCAAGAGCTGGGTGTACCCGGTCAACTACGAGCGCGTGCCGGTGCTGTCGGGCATCACGGCGGGTTACCTGATCGTTAACCCCAACTAGATACTTGCGACCGCGGCCGACGACCCTGCAGGCCGGCTACGGCTGGCCTGCAGGAGAGGCACCAAGCTCCGCCCACCCGTCTATCCAACAAGGCACACCAATGGCCAAGAAAGACAAATCGATCGGCACCTACAAAGTGCTCTCGCCGATCAAGGTCGATCCGAACAGCCGCGACATGCTGCAGCCGGGCGACACCGCCGAGTTCCCCGCCGACCAGGCGGCCGAGCTGATCGCCTGTGGCGCGCTGCAGGCGCCCGACGCTGGCGACGCGCCGGCGCAGTAGCCCGCGTCCCGAGTGACTTCGCGCGATGACCTACGCCGTCCAGCAGGACCTCATCGATCGATTCGGCCAGACCGAGCTTCTGGATCTGACCGACCGGAACAACACCGGCTCGATCGACGCGACGGTCGTATCGCGCGCGCTCACGGACGCTGACGGCGAGATCAACGGCTACCTCACGGGCCGCTACACGCTGCCGCTCTCGACGGTGCCCGGCGTTATCAAGCGCCTGGCGTGCGACATGGCGCGTTACTACCTGTTCGACATCAAGGCCACCGACCAGGTTCTCCAGCGCTACAAGGACGCGATCAAGTTCCTGCAGTCGATCGCGGCCGGCACGGCCTCGCTCGGCGTGGACGCGGGGAGCCTTGCGGCTGTCGCGACCGGCGGCGTCGAGATCAAGGCCAACGACCGCGTGTTCAATCAAGAGACGCTCGGTGACTACGCCGGTTCATGAACCTCTCGCTCGATCTGTCCGTGGTGGTCACGCGTATCTCGGACCAGGTGGCCGCGCTGAAGAAGGTCGGCGAGGCCGCGGACCTTGCCTCCGCGGAGGAGGACATCAAGAACAAGATTCCCGCGGCCTACGTCGTGCCGCTGAGGGAGGGCGTGAGCGCCAACAAGCTCGTCAACGCGGTAAGCCAACGCGTGACCGAAGGCTTCAGCGTGGCGCTCGCGATCTCCAACGTGCGCGACACGCGCGGCGTGAAGGCGGTCTCGGATCTGCGTACGCTGCGCGCCGCGGTCCAGGACGCGCTGGTCGGCTGGACGCCGGACGCGAACGTGTACGACATCTTCGAGTACGGGGGCGGCCGGCTGCTCTCGATCAGCGCCACGGTGATGTGGTGGATGCTCGAATTCAGAACCACCTACTACGTTAGAAAAACGTAAGGAGAACGCGGCAATGAGCAATACGGACCAATTCAGCGGCGTCGGCGGCAGCTACACCGTCGATCCGCGCACAGGGGAACGCAAGCAGGTCGAGAAACCGACCGAGGACCACCCCGAAGGCAACCAGGCGCGCGACGAGAACGGCAAGCCCCTGGATCAGCCGGCGGAGACTCAACCCGCGCTGCCCGCGCCAGCGTCCACACCGCCTTGGGCAACGCCCGCGCCGGACAAGGCCACGCCGCCGGCCTATGGCCGGCATGACGACGGAGATCGCCAATGAGGTTTAACAAGAAGGTCATCTACACCAAGATCGAAGGAACCTACGGCACCGACCCGGTGCCGGTTGCGGCAACCGACGCGATGCTCTGCGCGCAAGTGCGGATCACGCCAGTGAAGCTCGATCAAAAGGCACGCAACCTGGTGCTGCCGTATTTCGGCAACCAGGGCAAGCTGATCGCGGGCCAGTACGCGTTGATCGAGCTGGACTTCGAGATGAGCGCCTCGGGCGTCGCGGGAACGCCTCCGGCGTACGCCGTACAGTTCAAGGGCTGCGGCATGGCCGAGACGATCAACGCGGCCGTGTCGGCCGTCTACACGCCGGTGTCCGGTGGCGAGAATTCCGTCACTCACTATCTCTACATCGACGGCCTGCTGCACAAGTTCCTCGGTGCCAAGGGCGATGTGTCCTGGAACCTGAAGCGCGGCGACACGCCGATGTGGACGTTCAAGTTTTTCGCGCTCTATACCGGCCCGACCGATACCGCCATCACCGTGCCTACGGTGACCGCCTTCACCGCGCCGCTCGAAGTCAACAAGGCCAACACCGTGGCCTCGCTGCACGGCTACGCGGCGATCTTCGCGGACATGGCGGGAAGTCTTGGCAACAAGATCGCCTATCGCAACCTGCCAGGCGTCGAGGAGATCGTGTTCCAGGACCGTTCCGCCACTGGCAGCTTTGTCATTCAGATGCCGACTGTCGCGCAAAAGGACTACTTCACGATCGCGAAAAACGCGACGCTCGGCGCGTTCACCGTCACGCACGGAACCACCGCGGGCAGCAAGGTCAAGATCGACCACTCGAACGTTCAGGTCGCCAACCAGGAGCCGAACTATCAGGAAATGGACGGCCTGGCGATGCTGGGCTTCGGTGCGGACTTGCGGCCCTCGGCGGCCGGCAACGACGAGGTCACCTTCACGTTCCTTTGATCGAGGCGCATTCCGGGCCCGCAGCAACCAATAAGTACAGGCGGATCTGTTAGCGGGCTACCAGGCCCGCTCTTTTTTGAAGAGGAAAACGCTCAGATGTTCAAGCTCGTAAAACCCGACGAGGGCGACAAGCCCACCTACAAATGGCCGGTGACGATCAAGAAGCCGATCGACGGCGGCAAGTTCGCCACGTACACCTTCAACGCGAAGTTCGAATATCTGCCGGACGAGGAAATCCAGCAGGTATTCGAGAACGCGCGCCTGGAGCGTGACAACGGCGACATCGCGGTGCGCGCGCTGGTCGGCTGGGGACCCGAAGTGGTGGGCGCTGACGATCAGCCGCTGGCGTTTTCCGAAGAGAACAAGGCGCTCATGTTCTCGCAGCTCTACGTGAAGAAGGCGGTGCTCGCTGCCTTCATCGAGTCGATCTCCGGGGATGCGGCCCGCAGAAAAAACTGACGGAGGCCGCCGAGTGGTGGGCGGCGGCTCGTCCTGCAGATCCCGCCGATTCGCTCGACGACGCGCGCGCGGACTTGCGCCGCGCGGGCTGCTCGGAGGAGGACATCGAGCGCATGCTGCCGCCAAGCGCTCCGCCTGTGCATGCGTTCCTCGTCCTACCGGAGAACTGGCAGACGGTGCTCGTGTTCCTCGGTGTGCAGCGCCGCTGGGACCGCAATCCGTGGAGCGGCGCCTATATCGC